GTGGTTGACGTACCATATATAGTATGATATATGTAAAAATGTAGAATTGTCTAAGGCGTGGGTTTCCATGCCTTTTTTATTTGAGAGGTATGGATATGAAAGCAACACATAGAACCGTGATCAACGGCACAGCCTACTCCCGAGCCGACAGAGGAATAATCTATGGAAGAAGTTTTATTTGATAGCTGTGATATTGCCAATACCGATACAGAATTTATAAGGTGTGAATATTGTTATCGGTATGAAACCTGCAAGAAAGCAAAAGAAAAGGCAGAGTAATAATCAATGATATATACCGTATCAATGCCTATGACATATGACGAGATAATCAAGCTGTTAAGCGTAGTTCACTTAGGCAAGCCATTAAAATTTAAAAATGCGTGTGAGTACGCTATTGAAATTATCAAGGAATATGAAAAGATTAAGGCAGATGAACAGACAGAGGAATAATCAATGGATGAAGCAAGAGATAGATTTATCTTGTGGTTATCAAGCGTGACACGGTATCTTTACCATAAGCGGTGTAAAGATATACCGTATCATGGATGAACCCAACACGCTTAGTCTATGCGTACCACGTTGGGTATTTTTGGGGATTTTGCCAAGTCAAAAAGTGAAATCAAACACTTAAACATACGAGGGGCAAAACAAGCCGTAGACAGGTAGAAGGACAGGGTACGGCAAAGTAATAGTCAGCACAGATAGTGAGGGGAGTTAATATGGAAACAGTAATAGCGGCAGGACTGTCAGCAATAGCGGCAATCATTACTTGCGTTATAAATAACAATATCCAGAGAGTGCGTGAACAGGCGGCGATTGAGCGTAAAATCGACAGTATCAATGCCAACTATGACAAGCAAACTGCACTTATTACTCAGCAGATTGTCAGCTTAACCGAGCATGTGAATAAACACAATAATGTGGTTGAGCGGTTGTATGACGTGGAGAAGCTGACTGTACGGTTGCAAGATATGGTTAATGATTTGAAAGAGGACGATAAAAAGTGAAAGATTTGATTAGGAATAGCAAGCCGTTTAATGAAATATGTCACAATGCTTTCGGTAGGGAAGTAATCTACACCAATGTTCAAACCATTAACCGAGACAATCTCCTTAAAGAGTTAAACAAGGCTCTCTATATACACTCCCAAAACAAAGCCGAGATAGATTATTTATATAATTACTATTTGGGTAATCAGCCTGTTTTATACAGACCGAAAACAGTTAGACCGGAGATTAACAACAAAGTCGTGCAAAACACGGCTTATTTTATTGTCGAAACCAAAACAGCCGACATAGCGAGTGAACCGATTCAGTACGTATTAAGGGGAGTAGATGAAACAAAGTCACAGATGATCGCAGATTTAAACGCTTTCATGGATGCGGAAGATAAATCCTACTTAGATGCCTGTATAACAAGGTGGCGGTCGATATGCGGTACTTCATATAGATTCCTTGCAAGAGACAACAATCAGTCTCTTCTGCTTGATGAAACAGCTTTTAGAATATCGGTGGAAGACCCAAGGGATTGTTTCGTGGTTTACTACTCACGGAATAAATTACCCGCATTTTCCTGTCAGATATTCAAGGATGCGCAGAATAAGACAGTTTATGGTGTATACACCAATTCTGCATATTATGAAATATCTGGGAATAAGATATCAGAACCACGCACAAACGGATTCAATGCTATTCCTTTAGTTGAATACCCAAACAACGAGAATCGTTTGTCTGACATCGAGGTGACCATCTCATTATCTGATGCAATTAACGAGATTTGTTCCGACAGGGCAGACGGGATAAAGCAGTTCGTTCAATCGTTCATAAAATTCGTTAACTGCGAGATGGACGCAGATAAATTCGCACAGCTAAGACAGAGTGGTGCTTTTATTGTTAACTCCAACAATGGTGATAACAAAGCTGATGTGGATATCATGTCCTCAGAGTTAAACCAAGAGCAGACACAAGTTGCCATAGACGATTTGTTCTCCAAAATCTTAGTAATACAGGGTATCGCCAACCGAGAGGGGAATACGGGCGGTGATACGGGGCAAGCCGTAAATCTGCGCAACGGATGGTTTGATTCAGAAAGAAGAGCAGAACTTTCCGAACCGATATTCAAGAAATCCGAGAAACTATTCCTACGGATTCTCTTACATGCCATGAGGTCAAAGCGTATCATTGACCTTAACCTTTCAGATATTGAGATTAAGATATCCAGGTCAAAGATGGACAACATGCTTGTTAAAGCAGAGACATTGAAACTGCTCTTAGACAGCGGTATCAATTCAGAGAGAGCCATCAAGTCAGTCGGATACTTCGCTGACCCCGAACAAGTGGCAATCGAATCAAAAGACAGGATGGATATCTTGTATCCTACAACAAAAGAGGACGTAGATGAAGTTTGATGAACTGCATAAACTCTTCACAAGGTACTTTGAGGTAATGGAAATCCCAAAGGAAGACAGGAAGAAACGAGTTGACCTTGCCTTAGAGTTTTATGACATATTCCTTTATATATTACTGTCGATTAAAACCGACTTAAAATATGACCGACTGGAAGAACCACAGGGTTACATGGAATCCCTTAACTATCGTATTCGAGATATTTTAGGGGATTTACCATATGAGGAAGAATACATTCCACAGCTATCCAAAGATGTGATTGAAACCACATTTAGACATTTGGATGAAGAGTATTATTTCTCCGAGGATAGGACGATACTCATCTCGCAAAATGAAGCAAATACCGTGATGAACAGTATCGACTATGTATCTGCCAAGCGAAGTGGTAAAACACGGAAAACTTGGATTACGGAGAAAGATAATCGTGTCAGACCGTGGCATGAGGAAGTAGACGAACTGACTATCCCAATAGATGAGATGTTTCAAGTTGGTAATGATCAGATGAGATTTCCACACGATTACATTAACGGAAGTCCGGAAAACTTAATAAATTGTCGATGTACGTGTCTTTATGAAAATTAAGCATCCGAAAGGGTGCTTTTTTTAATTCGCACTTATGCGTCAAATAAGGACTCCATCGTGGAACAAGACCACGTTAATCAATGTAGAGAGAAAGGGAAAGAATGAAAAGAGAAGAAGTCAAGGCAAAACTGATTTCGTGGGGAGTAGCAGAACCCACAGATGAGCAGATAAGTGATTATCTTGCTCAGATTAACAAGGAAACCAAATCCGCAGAGGACAGAGCCAACAGATACAAGGCAGATGCGGACAAGGTAAAGGAACTGACAGAACAGTTGGATGCTCTTAATTCAGCCAACATGACTGAATTGGAAAAAGCCAACAAAGCCACAGAGGATGCATTGGCAAAGGTTGCTTCGTTGGAAAAGACCGTCAAATCAATGGAGTTAACAAAGTCACTCGCAGAAATCGGCATAGTTGGTGACGATGCAATTCAGTTAGTTAACGAGGATGGTTCTCTTAATACCTCAAAACTTGGAGAGATACTCAAGGGTCGTGAAGAGTCTGCGGTATCAGCATACAAGGAAAAGGTAATTGACGAAACACCCTCACCCAATGGTGGTAACCCGCCAGAGGAAGATAAAGCGGTTAACGAGTTTGCAAAATCCTACGTGGAGAGAGCAAAGAGCGAAGCCGCATCACAGGAAATAGTAAACCAATACATATAGGAGGAAAAAGACCATGAAGTACACAAGTGGTTCATTTCTTGGCACCCCCGAAGTGCTTAAGAGAAAACTTGGTGGTGAGTTAATAGTTACCGTAGCTATTGATTCTACTGCTTTTGATGAGAATGGTGTTCTGCCCGCAGGCTCAGCCGTAGCAGAGGATGGCAAGGCTTCTTCTGGAGACGGTTCTGATGTATTCGGCATCACCTTGAATGACTGCACAGAGGACAACCCTAACGTAGCAGTTGTACGTGCTTTCGCAACTATCAACACAAGTAATACTACGGCTACATCTAATGATAGAGCCGCACTTACTAATCTCGTATTTGAATAAGGAGGGAGAGAGATGGCTAAATTTACAGATGCGTTCACCGCTCCCGCTATTGCGGCTATATACACAGAAGCGGCTTCTAACCGCATAGATTATCTTGGTGCGGGATTCTTCCCGACAAAGTACAAGAGTGGACTTAACCTTAAGTGGATTAAGGGTGCAAAGGGTCTTCCTGTTGTGCTTCAGCCGAGTGCATTTGATACCAATGCCGTTATCCGTTCAAGACAGGGGCTTGAGGTTATCGACACAGAGATGGCTTACTTCAAAGAAGCTATGATCGTTAAGGAACAGGATATACAGGATTATGAGACTGTACTTGAGTCCTCTCCGCTTGCAAGAGAGATTCTCGACAGGAACTTTGACGATGCTCTTACACTTCTTGATGGTGCAAGGGTTGTTGAGGAACTCATGAGAATGTCTCTGCTTGCTAATGCGAACGGAGTTCCGTCAATTACGATACAGGCTAACGGTGCTAACTACACCTACAACTATGACCCCAAGGGTACATATGATGACAACAATTTCATGGAGTTACAGGGTACTTCGATGTGGACAGACACAACGAACTCAAATCCTTTAAAGGATGTATCCGATGCCGCTGATTCAGTAGAAGCAAACACAGGCACTCGCCCCGCTTATCTGCTTATTTCAAAGGCTACCATGAATCTGCTTAAGCAGAACGCAAACATCAAAAGTGCCATCCTTGCGCAGAACGTAACGGCTAACATCTTCATGACCGATGCAAGGGTTAAAGAGATATTCGCTAACGAACTCGGTATCCAGGTGATCGTTTATACCAAGCAGTACAAGGATTACTCCGGCAACGCTAAGAAGTTCTATCCCGATGGAATGGCTACGCTTCTTCCGAGTGGCGCGCTTGGCTCAACATGGCATGGTATCACACCTGAGGAACACAGGGCAGATGCTCTTAAGGTACAGGTCGTTGACGGTATCGCTATCGCAGTAGATACGAAGTTTGACCCTGTTCAGACAGTTACCAAGGCATCAGAGATCGTTCTTCCGTCATTTGAGAGAATGGACGAGACATTCATGATTAAGGTTGCGGCAAATGTAACCTATTAAGGAGGTCAATATGCCGTGGATAAGAAGAGACGGTGTTGACTTCATAGAAACCAAAGGCGGGAGCAATCCCGCCTTAGAGGTTTCGGGGAAAGTTAGCATCAAGACAACAAGAAAGTATTCGGAGTCTGATTTGCCCAAGAACCCAATGAAATTAAAGTCGTTGGCAAAGTCGGAGGGGATGAAAGCAGACAACAAGACGAAGAAAGATGAAATGGTAAGCTACCTACTTAGCTTAGAGGGATGACATGACAGTAGAAACCTTAACCACTACCGTTCAAAATAAAGCATTGGCTTATATCACAGAGACAGGCGAAACCATGTCTGTGTTTCCGCTATCCATTGTAGATTTCGTTGTTGAGTATGCGATCAACGAGTCTCATTTCCCCTCAGATTATACAGATGAACAGATAGGTACAAGGCTTTCAAAGTGCGTGAACGCATTGGCTATGGCTTGTATCGAAGTCTATTCAAGAACCGGAGCAGAGGGAGAGAAGACACACAGCGAAAACGGTATCTCAAGACAGTACGATGGTGCATGGATATCAACACGGTTGCATGATGTTTTACCGAATTACGTAGGAGTCATATGAGAACATTAAAGAGAAACAAACAGAAAATGTATTATTCGCTTTATCAGACTTCCACGGATGTGACCACGGGTGAATGCATCATCATAGACGGAGAAGAAGTTCCTGTTGAAAACGGTGGAACTACCAAGGAATATGGTGACCCTGTTGAATTTTATGGAAATATCTCTTTAACGGGTAGTGGTGTTTTTGAAACGGAATACGGAATAGATGTATCGGGGTATTCGGCTGTGCTTGTAATGAACAAAGACGAGATACCCATAGATGAACATTCATTGATATGGTTTACTTCCCCACCAACGGATAAAGCTGATTACAAGGTCATCAAAGTAGTTCCCTCTATTAACGTGTCTAAATATTTGTTACAGAGGATAGAAAAATGACATTCGACCTCGATGATATAGATAGCTTAATGGATTACCTTGATGATTATTCTAAGAGCCTTGACGAGAAAGCCTTGCGCATAAGCGAGCGTCTTGCAGAATTAGGCATTTCGGTGGCTCAAAGGGAATCGGGTAGTGGTATGGGCAAATACCTTATCTTTGGCAAAGAAGTGGCAAATGGAACGGTACTGTTCTACGGAACACAGACAGGAGTTATCACATCTACTTGGAAGACAAGGGATGGTTGGGTATCAGCCGACATATCGCCACTTTTAATGTGTGAGTTTGGTTCGGGTCAGTATGCAAACAATCCATTCGATACCGCACAGGATATCGGTGGACAGGGAACATTCCCAGGGCAGACTCATGCTTTCGACCCAGAGGGTTGGAATTGGCTTGATGACCACGGCTGGCATCATTCCGATGGTTTAGCACCAAACCAACCCATTTATAAAGCAAGTCTCGAAATGATAAAGGAAATCGAGAGTATAGCGAAAGAGGTTTTCAATGTGGGTTAATGACGCACAGAACAAAATATACACAATAGTTAAATATCGGGCTAAGAAACAACTCGTTAATGCGTTCCCTAACATTGAGTTTACAACGAACATTGAAACGGGCGAACCTACGTCATTTCCGAGTGTCTACATTCATTTCATGCCAAGTGCTGAGATGGGTGGAGATGTGGAAAACACGGGTATCAATGCGTTTCTCTGCGGTGTGCAAGTTCAAGTTACGGTGACCGAGGAAATGGGAGAAAAGTCTTGTCAGACGGTCAGTTGGGAAGTTTTATCCCAATTCAAGGCTTTGGGTTTCGGGGTAATTATGATGCCCGAATTTATAAGAACGGGAAATGCGGATATCCGTCAGATGACGTTCAGAGTTCGCAGACCCATTGGAGCAAATAATACAATAGGAGGATAAATTCATGGCAGTTACAGTTGCAGGAATTTCAACAATAGGCGCACAGGTAGCTTATGGCATAGGTGCTACACAGCCTAATTCTGGACTGACAGAGTTAGAGAGAGCCAATTCTATTGGCGGTATCGAACTGTCAACAGAGCAGATAGACGCATCAGCACTTATCGACAAGATTTCCCGTTATATTGCGGGTAGACAGGACACAGGCGGTACATGGGATATCACCTTTAACCTTACAGATGAAACCGAGGCTATCCTTTCAGCTATGCTCACAGCATATGCCGCAAGGACATCAGGACAGGCACTTTATCTTCAGGTGTCATGCCCCGACCTTACAAAAGCGTTCTGGGTTAAGGCAC